CCCATCTATTTAATCCACACAGTTTACTGGGTTATTTAATCACTAGACATTTGACCACTTAGTCCATCTCTGCTAGGATCGGCAATTATGAACACACCAACCATGCAACAGATTGAAGATTTGAGACTCAAGGCAGAGGCGGCGGGTTACTCCCTCGCTGATGTCTCTCGCCATGCGGGGATTGACCCCTCCCAGGTGTCTCGTTACGCAGTGGGAAAGACAATACCACTCCTGACCACCATGAGGAAGCTAGAAGAGTCAGTGGATTCCCTGATCAAGACCCGCCTGGAGGCCATTCAGGGGGTTTCTGAGGGGGTAAGTGAGTGATTCACTATCACGGCACTCCCATCTCACCAATCAAGGCGATTGAGACTATGGGTGGCAAGCATTTCTGTGTGTCTTATGCCAGACCTGATGACTTACAGAGATGTTTGCGCTTGGGACAGTCTTTGATGCTGGACAACGGCGCTTTTAGTGCCAAAACCCGTGGTTTGCCCTTTGACATCAATGGATTCTACGAATGGGTTGAGCCTTTGCTGGTGCATCCACACTGGGCTGTAGTGCCTGATGTTATTGATGGGACTGTTGAACAACAGAAGGAAATGGTCAAAACTTGGCCCTTTCGCAAAGAGTTTGGCATCCCCGTCTGGCATCTAGGGTTGCCAATTTCGTACCTGCTTGAACTCTGCGATACCTGGGGACGGGTCTGCTTTGGATCGGCTGGTGAATTCTGGCAAATCGGAACTACCAAGTGGTGCGGCAAGATGGATGAAGCGTTCAATGCCATGACAAACACCTTTGGGCGGCAATTGCCTTGGGTGCATGGTTTGAGGATGCTAGGACTGTCTTCTGGCCCTTGGCCTTTGGCTAGTGCAGATTCCACCAATGTGGCACTGCACCATGCCGAAAAACAAGTTTGTGCGGGTTGCATGGCAAAACGCATAGATTCGACTAACCCCCCCCCGCTTTGGGAAACAAAACCATTACAGGAGATTTTGATTTGATTTATCCAGCAATTTACATAGCCGCCCTTGTCGTTGCCAACCTACTGGTGGCATGGCTTGGCCCTTGGTTTAGCCCAATAAATGCTTTTGTTTTGATAGGACTGGATTTGTCATTGCGGGACAAACTGCATGAAGAATGGAAAAACGACAAACTGGTGTTGAAAATGGGTGGGTTGATTGCTGTGGCTAGTGGGGTTTCCTATTTGCTAAACCCAGCAGCGGGGGCAATTGCTTTGGCCTCATTTCTGGCATTTGCCCTTGCTATGAGTGCTGACACAATCGCCTACCATTTCTTGCGTGATAAGCCTTGGATGATTCGATCAAACGGGTCTAATGTTGCTGGCGCAGGAGTTGATTCAATAACATTCCCCACAATTGCTTTTGGCGGTTTGATGCCAGAAATTGTGGCTTTGCAATTCATTTCCAAAATATGCGGTGGCGCAATCTGGTCTTACTGGTTGAAAAACAAATGACCCGCATCATTGGCATTGACCCTGGTCTCAATGGCGCAATTGCTGTGCTTACCCCTGACTCACTCCAGATTCACGATATGCCCGTAATGACTGTGGATCGTAACGGCAAAGCCAAGCGACAAGTAAGTGCAAATGAACTGGCTGAATTGATGCACCTGTACGCAGGGAAAAACTATCATGTTTGCGTGGAAAAGGTCAGTGCAATGGCAGGGCAGGGGGTGACAAGTGTCTTTAGCTTTGGGCGCAGTTTCGGAATGATTGAGGGAGTTTTGGCATCGCTCAAGATGCCCGTCACCTTTGTGGCCCCTGCTACTTGGACAAAGGGTGTTGGGCGTAGCCCTGGCAAGGATGCTTCTAGGGCCAGAGCAATGGAGTTGTTCCCCAACTACGAATACTTCTTTAAGCGTGTCAAGGATGATGGCAGAGCAGATGCGGCTTTGATTGCTTATTGGGGGCAGAAGAACTATGGATGACGCAGAAAGATCAGCCATGCGTGACCACATTGTTTGGCTCACCCAACAGCTTGAACTTGCAAGGCTCCAGAACAGGGAAAGAACCGCCTTATTACGCCGAATGCTTGACCCTGAAGACTTGGGGTTTGCAGTCTCCAATGAAGTCAAGTCACTCGTTTACCAACTCTTAATCTCAGACTTAGAAGCAGAAAGAAACGCATGGAACAGATAAAACTTAGACCTTCAGCCGCATCTCGTTGGCTCATCTGCCCTGGCAGTGTGGCGTTGTCAGCATCAATGCCTTACCAAGAATCTGGTGAGGCCGCAAAGATTGGTACTGCCATTCACTCTCTTGCAGAGTCATGCTGGCAACTCTCGCTGAACCCCTTGGAATTTGTTGGGTCAACAGTAGATGGCATCACCATCACTGCTGAGAATGCAGAGTTCGCACAGGCTCACCTCGATGAGATCAAACGCATTGAAGCTGAGATGGGTGGGAATGTGATGATTGAGCAGTACCTGAGTGCCTTTGATGAGCCTCACGCCAAGGTTGGTGGCACTGCTGATGTGGTGGGTTGGAACGCCAATAAACTTATCATTGCAGACCTCAAAACAGGTATGGGGTATGTGGATGCCGACTCTGATCAGATGAAGATTTACGCCATTGGCGCAATCAACAAAAGCAAAAAGATGTTTGATATTGTGGAGATGCGTATTGTCCAACCCAGAGTTGGCCCTGTTCGCACCTTCACCATGTCAGGGCATGAGTTAATAGAGTGGTACTCCAACACTTTGGGGCCAGCAGTTGATGCCATCACCTCACCAAACCCGCCTTACAACCCTTCCCCTGACGCTTGTCAGTGGTGTCCAGGTAAAGCAGTGTGCCCCACACAGAAAACTTCATTCATTGAGGTTGCAGTGGCTCCCAACTTGCCAACTCTGTCTGATGAGGAGATCGGGGCAATGCTTACTAAGGTTGAGATTGCAGAGGGTTACATCAAGGCTTTGCGTGAGTATGCAGTTGCTAGGATCAAGGATGGGGCAGTCATCAAGGGTTGGCAGATGGTTCCCAAAAGAGCAACAAGGACATGGGTCAATGAGGCTCATGCTGGATCAGTTTTGGGTGAGGTCTTGGATTTCGATAAACTTTACCCCCAAGAACTGATCTCCCCCGCCGCTGCTGAGAAGTTGCTCTCGAAAGAAGATAAATACCTGATCGCAGACTTAACCGCAAAGGTGAGTTCTGGATTGACCCTTGGTCGTGCCGCTGGCATAGGTGATTGAATTGTTGCAAGTCGCAGCAATAAGGCGCACCAGTAGGTGCATTTTTAAAACTTTGAAAAAGGAAAATTCCATGTTAAATCTCTCAAACTCTGGCGGTGGTGGTAACTACATCCGCTTCTCCCCCCAAGCAAATGCTTGGTCGAACTCTGATGGTGAGTTTCAACTCAAGAAGTGTGTGTTCGACATTGATGCCCTGCAAACGGGTTGGATGTTGATCGCAACTGGTGTCTACGAGTTTCAAGCAGACGCATCATTGGGCAAGAAAGGCCCACAACCCTCACCTGAACACAAGCGTGGGTTTAAGGTGAAGTTTTACAACAAAGAGATGGGTGCAGTCGAGTGGTCAGCTAATGGAGTGGGCCACAACATGGGACTTGAAGAACTCTACAAGGCTTGCTCAGTGGATCGTGAGGCTAACCCCAACAAGTTGCCTGTGGTCGAGTACACAGGTTCACGCCCTGAAAAGGTGGGCAAGGGAACCACAAGGGTTCCACAGTTCACAGTAACTGGTTGGGTTGCAAGGCCAGCAGGGTTGGATGCCGATCCCCATGAGGGTGACTTCATCAAGAGTGTGGCCTCTGCCCCCGCACCAGCCGCTAAAGCGGCTCCCGCAAAGCCAAGCGTTAACTTGGATGATGATGAGATGTTTGCCTAATCGCCACTAGTTGGGCTTTACCAGAGTCGATAAAAAGACTCTGGTTTTTTTGTCTCTTAAAAGAATGGAGCGAATATGACTGATAGTGAACTAATCGATTTGGCTGCAAAGGCGGCACGAATCAACGTGAAAAAAGACCTCAGTGGTGTTTGGCGTAACTGCACTCGTATGCCGCCAGGATTTTGCATCTTTGATGCAGAGCCTTGGAACCCCCTTGAAGATGATGGCGATGCACTGCGTCTAGCGGTGAAATTGGAGATGAAAATCACTATCAATCAAGGGAATGTTCAGGTGCGGTACAAAGAAGATACACCTCTGGT